ATTCTCCAAGAAGATACTAGTCTGCTTCTAACTGAAGCCAATGAGACTATCGTCAATGATAATTATATTCATGCCGATGCGTTCTATTCCGGCTCTCCTACCCTACAGACTACTTCTCTAACACAAAGCCACAATCTTTCTGGGACTTCGATTACCACTGGCCTCCCCCATCTTGGGACAGCCGACGACCCCAACTACATTTTACAACAAGAAATCAGGGAAATTGAGCAAATGTTTGGTGGATGGCCTAGACGAAATTACGAAGTTCCTGATGGGCGACTTGTTCAAGCAGAACGTGAGATAGAGAGAACCTTCGGACAGAAGGTATCTATTGACCGTAAAGCAAAATCCCTGATTAAGTTTGGTAAGTCTGCCTCTTTAACGACCTCCGATCTTCAAACTGTTTGGACAGTGGGTGGAAATGAGACCTACGTTAATGACAACTTAATTAATAGCATCTCTTCTTCCTCCGCACTAGACCAACAAGAGGTCTACATAGAAGGTCATACAGTTTCTGGGGTAGGTGTAAACCAAAAGTTTACTTTCGTAACTCAGGTCGTGACCCTCAATGGTCAGAACCGAGTGGCTCTCACAACACCACTCGCTCGTGTATCCCAAGCCTACAACAATAATGGAACTAGCCTTATTGGTCGTGTTTGCGTCTACGAGAATACAGCAATTACTGCTGGTGTCCCTAATGACGCCACTAAGATACACATCGACATTCAGCAAGGTCTCCAGCAAGCCTTTAAAGCGGCGACAACTTTCAGTGATACGGATTACTATATCCTGACTGGTGGGTTTGGTTCGGTTAGTGTTAAGCAATCTGGTGCTGCCGACTTTTATCTTGAGATCAAAGAAGCTGGAAAAGTGTTCCGTCAAGTTGCGGCAGTCAGTGCTTCTTCTGGAAGCCCTTGGGAGATTGATTTAGACCCTGCGGTCATCATCCCAAGGAACTGTGATGTCCGAGTTAGGGTGGAAACTGCAAGCAATAACGTGGTCGTCTTTACAGTCTTTAAGGGCTATTTAGCAAAGGTTCTCTAACAATGCCTTATTCCTCCGCAAAAGAAGTGCCTTCTAGTGTCCCTGCGGGAAAGAAGAAGCAATTCATGGAAGTCTTTAATTCCGTGTATAACGACACAAAAGATGAGGGTAGGGCAATGGCCGCTGCTTGGAGTGCTATCAAGAAAGCACAATACGCTAATGATGTATTCACTACTGCGGAAGAAGCTCGTGCTCGTAGTATGGACCTCGGCCTTGCTGGTGAAATCCATGTTACCGATTATGAGGAACAAGCCGTCTATATGCCAGCAGCCTCGGAGGAAGCCTATATGGACTTCTATAGGCAGCAAGCAGGTCTTCCGCTAGGGGAACCAGAGGAAGAAGAAGATGGCCCCTCAGTGGACCGCCTAGAGGCTCTCAGAGCTATTGTAGCAGAGATACTCAAGGAAGATGTACAGAAGGCAGAGTATCAGGGTGAGAAAGTTACTCTGAATAAGCCTCGTCGCATCCAAGGTGGTAATAAGAAGTTTGAAGTCTTTGTTCAGGATGGTGACAAGGTAAAACGAGTAACTTTCGGTGATCCTAACATGGAAATCCGTCGAGATGACCCGAAGGCTCGTGCTAATTTCCGTTCCCGACATTCTTGTGACACAGCTACCGACAAGACCTCTGCACGTTATTGGTCGTGCCGTATGTGGGAAGCAGATACTTCGGTGAGTGAAATGACAAAACTTGAAGGTAAAATCCTTAAGGCAGACGACGAACAGCGTATGGTATATGGCTGGGCTTCTGTTGTTACCGAAAAGGGTGAACCCGTTATTGACCGTCAGGGTGACGTTATCATGCCTGAGACTCTTGTTAAGGCAGTCAATAACTTTATGGAACACGTTCGTGTGGGTAAAACCATGCACGTAGGGGAGCAAACTGGTGTGATTGTTCACTCCATGCCGATCACTAAAGAGATTGGTGATGCTCTTGGTATTCAGTCTGACCGTGAAGGATGGATTGTCGCATACAAAGTATATGACGATGCTGTCTGGAATATGGTTAAGTCTGGCGAACTTGCGGCCTTCTCCATTGGGGGTCGTGCAATCAAGGAGGACTACAGTGCCTAACCTTTTGAAACAACTTGAACTGGATGAGCTGTCCTTGGTAGATCGTCCTGCTAACGCACAAGCTATGGTCTCCTTGTTCAAGCGTGATAACTCCGACGAGGAAGTAACCAAAATGACAGATGAAATGAAAGCCAAAGTCAAGGCTTACATGGAAGAAAACGGTGTGTCCGAAGGTGAAGCTATGAAAGCCTGTGGTGCTGACATGGAGAAGTCTGAACAGATCACCGACGAAGCTGAAGTTGAAAAGACTCAGGAAGAAGTAGAAGCTGAGGCTGAAATCGAAAAGGCCGAAGAAGAAACTGAAGCTGAACAGATCGACGTAGAAGCTCTTAAAGCTGACGTTGAAAAGATGAAAGCAGAGAATGAGCAACTCCGCAAGGGTCTCATTGAAAATGGTTTTGTTATTAAGGCAGACGCTATCGAAAAGAAAGCAGAAGTCGAGATGATCGAAGTTGAGGGTGAGATGGTCAACAAGAGTGACATTCCCGCCCCTGTCCTGAAAGCCCTCGAAGCTGCAAAGCTCGAAAAGGCTGATATTGAATTGACTAAACGTGCCTCGGAAGCCCTCCCGCACTTTGATGTTAATGTAGCTAAGTCTCTCGTGAAGAATTTCGCTGACGACGAAGCAATTATGGCAGCACTTAAGGCAGCGGACGCTGCAACTGGTGCTGCGATGCAAGAATTTGGGAAATCTGATGTGGATGGTGAGTTTGCGACTGCAAGCGATAAGCTGGATGCACTCGTGAAAGCCCACATGGAAACCAATAACCTGAAGAAGAGTGAATACGCTAAGGCTTATGCCGCTGTGGCAAAGACCGACGAAGGCAAAGCTCTTATCACCAAATCCTATAAAGGGGAATAATTATGGCTGTTATGCAATCCCGTGACACTCGCACGGAAATCGCTGGCGTTGATCTCTCGTCGGCACAATTCAAATTCGTTACTCTTGAGTCCGACGGCTTCGTTGACCTCGCAAACTCGGCTGGTGAGCAGTGCTACGGCGTCTGCATCGTTGGCGGTGCTGCTGGTGCTGCTGTGACCGTAGTTCGTTCCGGTTCCGTGATGGTTGAAGCTGGCGGCACGATTGCTGCTGGTGCTGCTGTCCAAGCTGGTGCGGATGGCACCGCACTTGCCGCCGCTTCCGGTGATGTCGTTATGGGCTATGCCAAAGAAGCGGGCGTTGATGGTCAGATCGTCCAGATCGAACTCATCACTGGCGGCAACATCGTCGCCTAATCGACCATCATAAATTAAAGGATTATTAATATGCCTATGTTGACCCCTTCTTCGGTCCATATCGACCAACCGTTGACGAACCTGACCCTCGCTTACGTTCAGGAACAGTCGAACTTCATCGCTGACAAAGTGTTCCCAACCGTGGGCGTTCAGCGTCAGTCGGACAAGTATTACATCTATGACCGTGCAGGCATGAACCGCACTGGCGACGTGAAGAAACTTGCTCCCCGCACTGAAGTCGAGCGTATCGGGATGGCTATCTCGAACTCGTCCTACTTCGCTGATGTGTATGGCCTCGGCATGGACTTCGACGAGCAGACCCTCGCAAACGAAGACGCTGTTCTGGAAATCCGCTCGGCTGGTGCTCAGACCCTCGTGAACCGTGTGCTGATCCATCGTGAAGAGCAGTTCGCTTCGACCTTCTTCGCTGATTCGGTTTGGGGCACTGAATACACTGGTGTTGCTAACGCTGATAACGACACTGCTGCTGAAGTGACGCAGTGGTCGGATTACACCAACTCGACCCCCATCGTTGACGTGACGACTGCCCGTCGCACCATGCAACTCAAGTCGGGTGGCTTCAAGCCGAACACGATGGTTATCGGTAAGGAAGTCCGTGACATCCTCATCAACCACCCCGATATTCTTGCCCGCCTCAACGGTGGTGCAACGGTGTCGAATACTGCACTCATCACGAATGCTAAACTGGCTGAAATCTTTGAAGTAGAAAACCTCTACGTCATGGAAGCAGTTAAGAACACTGGTGCTGAAGGCCTCGCAGAATCGAACGCCTTTATCGGTGGTAAGTCGGCACTTCTCGTGCATACGCCTCGCAATGCTGGTCTGATGACCCCTGCGGCTGGCCTCACCTTCGCTTGGAACAATATTCCGGGCGCAAACAACCTCGGCGTATCGGTGGAATCGTTCTCGGACGATGCACTGAAGCGTATGCAGGTTGCAGAGCACATTCAGGTGAAGATGGCTTACGACATGAAGGTCGTGGGCGCAGACCTCGGCGTCTTCTTCAAGACTGTTGTCGCCTAATTAAACTAACGGGGGCTATTCTTTAATTAGGGTGGCCCCCTGACTAGCACCTAGTGCTACGTCTATCGGCGTAACTGCAAAAGTAGTTAGCCTTTTTACTAAACTTTGGAGTCTCCCCGACATGACACACCCGATTTATCTTAGCTGGCAGATTGACTGGCCACTATTCGTTAAAGTTCCCTTCGGAGACCATAAACGTGGGGAGCACTATAATTGGCTGCATATGAATGTTGAACCACCTCGTGTCGCTCAACTCTACGCATCTGGTTTCTTGTATCATAATAAAGAGTTGGAAAAAGAGATCAAGGTTGGTGATCGTCTCGAAGAGATGGATAGTGCCCAACTAGATAAGCTGGTTCTCCTCCTTAACGTGGAAGTGAGGAACAGGACCAACTCAACTTCGGAATTTACTGCGAAGAAGTGTAAGCAGTCTAAGATTGATGCCAAACAGCGTGGTCTTATTCGTAGCTTCCTCCGCAACAATCGCTGGATCGAAGAAAAGTTCTACGAAACCCGTGATAATATCCTCGACTAAAACTAAGGAGACGACCTAAATGGCTTGGTCCTATGATGCATCTGATCTGGATACGACTACTGCTTCTGGTCGTCTAAACACGGTTCGACTGTTGCTGGGTGATACTGATACCCTAGACCAACAAGTGCAGAACGAAGAAGTTACTTTTGCACTCTCTCAATCTAACGACAATGTATACTTTGCAGCGGCATGGCTCTCTCGAACTGTAGCCTCACAATACGCACGTAAGGTAGACGTTCAACTAGATGGTGCCCTCAGTGCTAAATATTCTGATCTTCATAAGCACTATGTATCTCTCGCAGAGACGTTGGAGTATCAAGGTAAGAAAACTGGGGCTGTTATTGGTGTTACTGCTGGTGGTCTCACTAAATCTGACGTTAGTGCTGTAAGAGCCAATACTAACCGTATTGAAGGTTCTTTCCGTAGAGATCGCTTCCGTAACCCACCTAGCTACGAGACCCCTGAATACGAGTGAGGTAACACCCCATGTATTTCCGCTCTTCTGACTTTCTACGTCTTGTAAGGGACTTTGGTGAAACCATCACTCTGCGTAAGACCTCTACTTCTGGAACTTATGACCCTACTACTGGCACTGTAAGTGGCACTGCAACGACAAACTACACCGTTACTGGTTACCTCTACAATGCCGAGAGTATGCCAGTCGATCAGGTGACTAAAGACACTAAACGGTGTGTTATCCCTGCCCTAGGTCTTGGTGTGGAACCTACTGATGAGGATGTGATTGTTCGTGGTAGCAGCACTCTTGTCGTGACGCATGTAACTACGATTTACTCTAATGGTTATGCTGTCTGCTACATTCTCCATTTGGAGGATTGATATGGCTAAACAGATTACCATTAACCAATCCTTTTACAAGAAGATGGGTCAACTACAGAATCAAGTAAGGGAGAAGGTTTGGACTAAAGGTGAGGAAGTTGTTTCTTACGCAGTAGCTATCAGCCCTGTTTATTCTGGTGCTTTCGTAGAGTCATTCTCCGTAGTTCCTAGAGGCTCTGGTGGTGGTCGTAGCCGTAGTTCAGAGGGCAGGCCAATCGTTGCTGATAAAGCTGGTAAGAAGCAGGAAGAGGCTGCAAGGTTACGTGCTGATGTTAGAGCTATTGATCCCTTAGAAGGGGATGGTTTCACTCTTCGTAACCGTGCGCCACATGCTAATGTTGTTGAAGCAAAACATGCAGTGTTCCTCAGAACTAAAGATAGGTTTAGATAATGGCATCAGTATATGACGACATCCGATCTGCTTTTGAGGTAGCACTGAACAACGTCACTGACGTACCTTCTATCGCTTGGGAGAACTTTAGTTTCACCCCTACTACCGGACAATCTTACGTTAAACCTAGATTGCTTCCTACTCGACGTGAGCCTGCTGTAAGAGGCACTAACCCGCAAATGTATTACCAAGGGGTCTTTCGTGTGGAATGTTATGTTCCAGAAGGCAATGGCCCTGCTGCTGGTGATGATCTAGCAGACAAGATAATCGAAGCCTTCGAGGCAACGACTGATTTATCACACAATACCACCCTTGTTTCCATCCGCTATGCTGAACGTGAGCTAGGCGAGATTGATGGTGCATTCTATATGATACCAGTCAATATAGGTTGGTATTGCTACAAATAATCCTATAGGAGAATAACAATATGGCTTTCGCACAAGGCTCTCGTTCCCGCCTTGCTTATGGTGTCGAATCCACTTTCGGTACCGCTGCAAGCACTTACACTAACCTGCCATTCAACACTCACTCGTTGAACTTGACTAAAGACCGTGTTGCTGGCAATGAAATCCAGCCTGACCGTATGCCCCGTGTTGATCGTCATGGCAACCGTCAGACTGCTGGTGACATTGTGGTTGACCTTCGTGATGGTGACTACGACGATCTGATTGAATCGGCAATGCTGTCCACCTTCTCGACTGGTGTGATTAAAGTTGGCACTACCCCTAAATTCCTGACTTTGGAAGATTACGCTTCGGACATTGACCAAGCCCGTCTGTTCACTGGTATGGCTGTAAACACTATGGCTGTGTCGTTGGCCCCTAATCAGATGGTGACTACCACCTTCGGCATGGTTGGTAAAGACATGACCATCAGTTCCACTGAGAAGACTGCTTCGGCTGCTTCTGGTGCTGCACCCTTCGACAGCTACAGTGGTGACTTGGCAATCGGTAACGTAGGTGGCTCGTCGGCTGTTGCTATCGTAACTGGCATGGACTTCACCTTGACTAACTCTTTCGCACCTACCTTCGTGATTGGCAACGACAGTGCGCCTAGCCTTGAGTATGGTCGTGCAGAAGTAGAAGGCAACCTGACTGCTTACTTTGAAGACGTAAGCCTGATCAACCGCTTCCTGAACGAGACCGAAACTGAGATTGAAGTGTCGGTAGACGATCCTACTGGTAGTAACACCTACACATTCTTGTTCCCCAAAGTTAAGATTAACTCGGCTGACGTTGGCGTAGATGGCCCAACTAGCCGCATCATTAACCTTTCGTTTGTGTCGCTGTACGACAGCACCGAAGGTTCTAACTTGGTTATCACTAAACAAGTTTAACAGAATCCCTACGTAGGGGCGTGGGGGATGCCTGTCGGGTGGTGTCCCCCACACTTATTAAACAATAACCCGATAAACTTTAATAACCCTGACACCCAATTAAAGGAATACCCGAATGGACCTTAAAGACCTTACACCAAAATCTGATGAAATCGTTGTAGTCATTAAACATCCCGCTACTGGGGAACCTCTTAAGAACGACAATAAGAGTGAAATGACTATTACCATTTATGCACCCCACTCCAAGGAGTATAAGAAAGTACTGCATGAGCAGACTAACAAGCGACTAAAGAAGATGCAATCTAAAGGCAATAAGGATATTACTGCTGAAGAGATTGAAGAAGCTACGCTTGAGGCTCTGGCTAAGACGACCAAAGAGTGGAATATTACATACGGTGGGGAACTCCCCAAACTGACATTGGCTAAGGCTCGTGAAGTCTATGAAGATGTCTTTTGGATTCGTTCTCAAATCGAGGGGGCTATCGAAGACTCTCTGGATTTTATGAAAGCCTAACTTGTCAGTTGTGTGAATGGGCTGAACATCAGTTTAAGCTCAACAAGCCTGACAAGGACGGCACTACAGAACGAGAACACTTGGAACAAGTAGAAAGGCAGACCGGACGTAGACTTGAAGCATTGGAATCCCCGACATATTTCCCACCGCTTCTTGAACACGTTTGGTCTGCCTTTATTAGTTTGAGTGGTAGCCGTAGTATGGGTTTTAGTGGCCCTAATCCTATTGGCTACAGCGACATAAAAGACTACAAAGAACTGACCGACACCCCTCTGTCCGGGTGGGAAGTAGATACTATTATGGAACTCGACAGAGTTTATATGGGGGTAGCCAATGGCTGACGATATTAAGATTATTATTGGTGTCGATGCCACACCCGTTGAGCGGGCTGTTAGGGTTATGGATAACCTTGAGGCAGAAGTTCGCAAGGTTGAACGTGCCGAGAAGGCTGGTCTTATTACCAAAGAACGAGCTAAAGCTGAAACCGACCGTCTTACTGCAAGTATGCAGAAACTAAAGACGGTTGCTAATGGCAGCGTATCTGATTTTAATAAGTTTGAAAAGAGTTTATATGGCTCTGGTAAAGCTGCCCGTCGTAATGAGGTAGCGTTCCAGCAAGCGGGCTATCAGTTTCAAGACTTTATTGTTCAGGTTCAGGGTGGCACTAATCCCCTTATAGCATTTTCTCAGCAGGGTTCTCAATTAGCAGGCTTCTTTGCTGGCCCTTGGGGTGCAGCTATTGGCCTTGGTATAGCTGCTGTCGGTGCTTTGGGCACAGCTATCATGGGGACAATGGGTCAGATTAAGTCTTTTGAAGATCAGTTAAAAGAGACAACAACTTCCCTAGAGGCCTATTTTGATCTTATTGGGGAGCATAAAGAGTCTTTTGGCGATACTTTTGACTTAGCTACAAAGAATCTGGTTAAGATTTCGGAGGCATACAAAGACCTTTTAGCCATAGCCAAGATAGAGGCTTTTGATGGTATAAATAAACTCAACGATTCTCTAACAAAATCTGTCCTAAGTGCTAGTTATCTTAAGACTGAGATTCAGGATGTCGGTGATCTTATAAACGAGGGTTTTGTTGCAAAAGTATCCGCTGGCTTGGGTGGAAAAGCAGGAACAGAGATTAGGGGTATGTATAATGCCTTGGTCCAGTTGCGAGAGGCCCCAACGCTAGATGCTCAATATCAAGCCGCCCTTAAGGTAAGAGAAATATTCAAGCAGAATGTAGATGTAACGGGAGAATTAACTGATCAACAGAAGCAATTCTGGAGAGAGCTGTCCACTACTATCCAAAAGATGGAACTTCTTGGTGCAGCAACGAACTTAGCTAATGAAAAGCCGTTTGACCAGAATGAGCTTGACATTATGATTGACGGCATCAACACCTATCTGGACGCTTATGTCGCAGGCCAGAAAGGTGCATACGACGAGGCCGTTCGTATTGCTGCTAAAGCAAAAGCTGAAAAGGAAGCTATGACCAAGGACGAAATTGATGTTATGACAAATAGCATCAATACTTACTTGGACGCTTATGTCGCAGGCCAGAAAGGTGCATACGACGAGGCCGTTCGTATTGCTGCTAAAGCAAAAGCTGAAAAGGAAGCTATGACCGAGAACGAAATTGATGTTATGACAAATAGCATCAATACTTACTTGGATGCTCACGAAGCGGGATTGTCTGCTCTTGTAAAAAACCAAAAAGAACTCAATGACGCTGCCGGAGAACTTGGCACAAGGTTGGGTATATCTTTTGCTACAGCTTTGTCTATTATCCGGCAAGCCAAAGTAGAGGCTATGGTGGGTCTTGATGCCTTTGGGGGTGGCGGAGACTATCGTTACGATCTACCACAAACTATTACGCCTGATAAGCCCGAGAAGGCTCGTGGTGGCGGTGGTAAGTCTCCTGCCGAAGCTCTTGAAGAATACCTCAAGAAAGCAGAGCAAGAAGTTGAACTTAAGCGAAAGCAAGTAGGTCTAACGGAAGCTCAAGCAAGAGCAATCGAACTTGAAACCAAATTCCTTGAGGCAAAAGTTCCCTTAGATAAGACCCGTATTAAAGCTCTTGTCGCAGAAGAGGAAGCCCTTCGTAAGGCTACCGAAGCAGAAAACCGTCGCACTAGCATGATTCAGAGCTTTGAGAGCACTATTGAGAATGCTCTTATGTCGATGGTAGATGGCTCTCAGTCCGTAGAAAATGCCTTCAAGGGAATGCTACGCAATATCCTTCTGGAGATTTACAAACAACAAGTGGCTAAACCTGCTGCTGAGGGTATTGGCAATCTCTTGAGAAAAGGTGCTATGGCAATCTTTGGTGGTGGTCAAACTACACCTTCTGCCTATGGTAACATATTCCAGAATGGTTCTGTTAAAGCATTTGCTAATGGTGGTGTCGTAAACGGAGCTACTTTCTTCCCAATGACCAATGGCACTGGACTCATGGGTGAAGCTGGCCCAGAGGCTATTATGCCCCTTAAGCGTGGGCCTAATGGTAGACTGGGTGTAGAGGCTTCTGGTGGTCAGCAGGTTGTCGTTAATCAGTCGTTTAACTTTGCTGCTAACGGTGATGAAAGTGTCAAGAAGATCATTGCTCAAGCTGCCCCTCAGATTGCTCAAATGACCCAGAAACAGATCATGGATAGTCGTAGACGTGGCGGACAGATGAAAGCGGCATTTAGTTAATAGAGGATACTATGGCGATTAGTTACCCAATGAATACTCCTACTACTATTGGTATTGAGAGTATCACACTACGTGCAGTTAATTCTGTTACGACATCCCAATCTCCTTTTACTTATAAGCAACAGGTAGTAGACTTTGGTGGACAGAGGTGGGAAGCCTCTGCCTCCATCCCAAGTGTTCATAGGGATAAGGCTGCTGAGTGGGCTACCATGCTAGTGGCTCTGAGAGGCCCTGTGGGGACGTTCCTATTGGGTGACCCCGACTATGTTACTCCTAGGGGTGATGCCTCTTCTGTGGTCGTCACAGGCTCTGCTGGGGACTCTACGGTGGATGTAGTTATGACTGGCACTCTCAAGGCTGGGGACTACATTCAATTAGGTAGCGGCTCTTCTGCTAAGTTGCATAAGGTTCTTCTGGATCAAACTGGAAATGGTAACCTAGAGATTTGGCCAGCTTTAAGGTCTGACTATACATCCGCAACAGCGACGATAGATTCACCTAAAGGGGTCTTCCGACTAAAACAGAACATGGCTGAATGGTCGATTAACAATGCCAGTTTCTATGGCATCAGCTTTGAAGCAGTAGAGGTAGTTACCTAATGGGATTTTTGATGAAACAAACTTATGCTGGGGGATTTTAAATCGTGGCAGATAAGAAGATTTCCCAATTAACAGCCCTAACGGGTGTTAATGTTGATGATGCAAACGACAAGATTGCTATTGTAGATACATCTGCTGTAGAAACAAAATCAATTACACGACAAGAGTTGTTTACCTCTGTAGCACAAATTAGTGTTGATGGTAACATTACTGTCGGTGGGTTAGTTGATGGTCGTGATGTAGCTGCTGATGGTATTAAACTAGACGGCATCGAAGTTGGAGCCACTCCAGATCAGACTAAAGCTGACATTGATGCCCTTGGTATTGATGCTGCTACACTAGGTGGTAATGCTGCTAGTTACTTTACTGGGTACACTGACACAGCTATTGCTAACCTTGTAGATACTGCCCCATCTACCCTTGATACTCTAAACGAACTAGCTGCTGCACTTGGTGACGACCCTAACTTTGCTACAACTATTACTGCTCAGATTGGTCTTAAGCTAGATGCCTCTGCTTACACTGCGGCTGATGTACTAACTAAACTTATTACTGTAGACGGCACAGGGTCTGGTCTTGATGCTGACACTCTTGATGGTATCGACTCTACCGGGTTTGCAACCGCTGCACAGGGTGCGCTGGCTGATACCGCCCTCCAAAGCCTCTCGGGCGAAAGCATTCAGAACCTATCTGACGTTGGGTCGATGACACCTGTTGACGGTGATGTCCTCATCTGGGAGGCGGCAAGTTCAAGC